CAGATCTCTTTGCTTAAGCATTATGTCGGCGTCTAAAAATAAAATGTACGGAGTCGTGACTAATTTACTGCCATCCAATCTGGCTTTTGCTGGATATCCGCCTTTTATGATTTCGATATTTACAGAGTATTTAAAATCCATTTCTGTTCTCCATAGCCACCACATAGACTCTTCTTCGTCTGAATTGTCTGCTATTATGATTCTCGTTGAGGAGATATTTTTTTGCATACATATCAAACCTAAGCAATCGTAAATGTTTATTCCTTCATTTTTACACGGAATAACAATGGTCAATATATCTTTTAGCATACCAATAAATAAAAACCCCCTAAAAAATTAGAGGGTTGTAGTATTAAGTTATTGTTAATTATTAGGTTTCTTTGCCGTTTGAGACTGACTTAGGCTGTCTATTAATTTTTCTTGTTTTACAACCGTAGTTTTTAGCTCAGTAATTTTTTCGTTCTGAGTATACATCGTGTATAAAAATAAAGCAACGCTAAATGTTGTTAAAAGCGGTTTGATGTACTGTTTCATTTCTTTCTGTTTTTTGTTTAAATGATTTATCGATAAAATGCACCCATATTATTGAAATAAGGCTTGTAGGAATTAACATCAATCCGAATGCAATTAATACGTCTTTCATAATTTTTATTTTAATCCCACCAATTGCGAAGATCCGTTCCGTCGAATTTTTCCCAAGTAGTAAATTTGTTTCCTTTGATAATAGTCCATAACTCTTTCCACTCCTTCGCTTCTAACTGATGCGCGCGCTTGAATACTTTTCTACTGTGTTTCCTTTCTTCGGGAGTGTCTGTGTCTATCAACTCGTAATTTCCGCCTTCTAATTTTTTCCAATTTTTATCGTCGAAAAAATTCGTATAGTTTATTGGTCCTAACTCGGCTTCAACTCTTTCTAAGTAATCATCGTCCAATTTGTGTTTAAGCAATTCTATAGTTCTACGTATTTGTTTTACTTTTACATTTCTAGTTTCTGCTACTTCCATCCCTTTCTTACTCATGCCCTCTTCCATGATGACCAAAGATCGGTAAAGTATTTCTAAAGTAAAAGTGTAATCCCACCAATCGTGACTGTACAGCTCTTTTCTAAATTTCCAAATGTTCTTAAAAAAGGTCGGTAAACCTCTTCTAAAAAATTCCCATATTTTGTATCTTAAACTCATGCTAATTGTAAATTTCGTAATCTGCGCTCTCTGGTCAGCTGCTTTACGTGGGTGTATAAATCTAATGTAGTACCGTCGAAGTCTTCCATAATCAGCTCTAATTCATCACCAGGTATACCGAAAGTGCCTTTGAAGTCCTTCTTCATCTTTCTTAAGATTTCTTTCTCGTCTTTAGCGTAATCGTCCATCAATCTTTTCCATCTGGCTCCAAATAAACTTCTGTGCTCTAATTGATCTTCGTAGAATCTTATGTCTTTGATTCTGTCTTGTAGAAGATACGTTTCCATTTCTGCCTGATAGTAGTAATCAGAGTGTTCGTAATCACCGTTAACTATTTTATCGTATAGAGGCGATCTTTCTGGTAAAGTCTGTCTTGATTCGTAGCGTCTCCACCACACAAACTGACTGTATCTCTTTGGAATCAACTTACATAGTTGCTCTTCTAAAAACTCTCTCGCTAATTTTGTTGCTATCATAACTTTTATTTTAACATGTCGTAATGTCTTGGATAGATGTGGAGATTCGTGATCATCCATGTCATTTCTCCTACTGGAATATCTAACTGAAACGCTACCATCTCCATAAGCTTGGCAAATGTGTACTGATCGTTACAGAAACCGAAAACTAAATCGATAGACCTTGCGAATACTGTTAAATGTAACTTATCGTCTTTTATGTAGAAGTTAAGTACATCGTTACATGGCGTATCGTGCTTGTATCTGTCCAATTCGTTTATATCGTAATGTACAACAATTGCTCTTCTTGTTTCTTTATTAGTTTTGAGTTCTTGTATTACTCTTGATAGTTGATAGTTCTTGTTCCAAAAGTAACCGTAGTTAGAGTTAACTTCTGTTGTGCCTTCTACCATCATCTTCTTCCATATCTTAGCACGCTCTGAGATTTCGCTAGCATCACGATCTCCTTTAAGATACCAGTTCCACTCGTACTCAGCATAGTCTTCGTTGAACTTACGTTGAGGTGTGGTAACCGTTTTGTTACCTACATCTTGTAGTGTAAATGAAACGTTGAACTTGGCTTTAGTACCTGCGAATGATTCTCCGTTGGCGTTAATGTCGCTAAATAGCAATTCGAATGCGTCTGTGGCGTTTTTATATATCATACTTTTCTACTTCTATAAATTTAGATAAAAATTCAATCGGTTTTAAATCTCTGTAGCCTTCTAAATACACTACACGTTTAATACCTGATTGGATAATCAATTTACAACAATTTTGACACGGAGATAAACTTAAGTATAGGGTGCTACCGTCTACTGCGTTACCGCTTTTTGCTGCTTTCAATATTGCGTTCATTTCTGCGTGGATAACTTCGTCTTTGGTAACATTGTTTTCTTCGCAACCGTTGTCCATTCCAGCAGGTGTGCCATTATACCCAAAACTTATTACGTTACCGTCCTTCACCAACACTGCACCTACTTTTGATCTGGTGCAATAAGATAAGGTTCCTATCTCTTTTGTGATGTTGATAAATGTCTTATCTAACTTCTGTTGTTTGTTCAAGTTATGCGTTTACCGTTTTATTTTAGTTGTAAGTCTTTTCTAATATCCTCTTTTACTTTCTCTAAATAGATAAGCCTTTTATTTTGCGAAACAAAAGGTACGCTCCAAAATTGTCTAGTCTTTGTTCTAAACCATCCAAATACAAATGAGTATACGCCCATAACCAATCTTAATTTAACTGAATTCAAATATAAAGTTAATACCGGTAATGCAGGTGCTCCGTGTGTTAGGTAGGTTCTTACTTTCTTATGTTTTAATAGCGGTTTTGGATATCCATACTTTTTTATAAACGGGATAAATTTGTACGCAAAGCCTGGTGTAAATATTTGATCGAAGAAGGCTTCTAAAGCAGGAGTAGTTCTAAACCACCACACCGGCGATATAAAATAAATTCTATCTGCCCACGTAATTAATTGTTTATATTTTTGAACTTTATCTTTCATAAATTCAAATGTTATATTGTCTTTATAAAGATCAATTACGCATATCTCTTCTTTGTTTGATTTTAAAGTTTCTTTCACAGTTTTCATGATACCATTGTAACAAAAACTTTTCTTATCTGGATGCGCTATTACTATTAAATTTTTCATATTCTAATTTCTATCTATCAATGCTTCTATTAGTACCCATCCAAAGAATAGCAGTCCAATTGGTAAATTAACTGAATAACCCAATGCGAATGCTAAACCTAATCCAACGATTGTTTTACATGCTTTTAATCCGTCTTTAATAAATCTCTTATACCAGTAGTCGTAATAATTTTTCATATCTGTCTTTTAATATTTTATAACCCGGTTGATCCGAATCCACCAGCTCCACGTTCTGTGTTTCTGTCTGGTAACTCTTCTAATACGTGTACGTCCATATAACTTACTGGAATCAAAATAAACTGCGTTAGCTTTTGTCCTGGTTTGATGGTCGTATGAGATCTTCCTACATTGATTAGGTGTAAATGAATTTCTCCTTCGTAGTCTTCGTCAACTACGCTAGCGCCTACTGATAAATTTTGTTTTGTCGCAACTCCTGATTTGTTAAATGCGATTAGTGCATAACCTGCTGGAACGTGCGCTCTAATGCCTGAAGGAATTAAAACTGATTCTCCTGTGTGTATAGTAGTTTCTTGAAAATCTTCTGGTACGTAGAAGTCTAAACCTGCTGAAAGGTTAGTTCCTCTACTTGGTGTTTTTACGTTTCTTGTCTTCTGAATGTTCATTCTGTGCATTGTTTTGAAAGTCATTTAGTGATGCAATATATGCAACTAAATCTAAATAATTGTCTTCTTTGTAATTATAAGATGCTCTTGATAACTTTAGGGCCATCATACAATTGTACATGTCAACTGTTGTGATTTCCTTTCTTGATAATAGAGACGCAATCTTGGCAGCTTCTTGCATACCGTCTTGAAAAGGACCGTAAAGTCGCTCTTTTTCTTCGTTTCTTTCGAATACGATTTCGTTTGCTTTGAGTAGTATATTCATAGGATAAATATAAAAAATAAGGGGCTAATAGAAAAACTAATCTTTGTAGTACTTCTTAAAATCTTTGAAGTCTCCCCACTCGCGACTTGAATCGATGTCACTAGCTTTTAAT